GGAGTGCGATGTGCCGTGATGTACAGTCATCATGCGACCCCACGAGTAATCTTTCTTCTTTACAGATACAGCTTCTTCTACAGACTCTTCTTTTCTTAAAGTACTTACCAGCTTCTTCTTGTTTCTGCTAGATTTGAATTTCTTATTAGCGTAACGACCAAACTTTACTGCCTGATCGAATTTTTTATCGCCGGTTTCCTTATCGCCTGCAGTATCAGCATCTTTAGACTGACCCATTGCCTTCTGATAAGACTTCATAGCTGTCTTATAAGAAACTTCATCAACTTTTGCTTCTTGTACTGGCTGCTCGCACTGGCACTCGCCGTCTCCGCACGTAGGGCATTCGGCAGACTCGCCGATCTTCTTAGCGGTGTCGTGCTTCATAGTGACCTTGTATTTCTTACCACCAAAGTCAAAGTGGGACTTACCAGCTTTCTTAGCAGCTGCAGCAGCACCCATAAAGTTAGCTGCATCTTCATCAGTGATTGCTTCTGGCACCCATTCAGCACGCTCTGTTTTAGGCTTCTTGCCGTGCGCCATTTCCATTAAGGCTTCTCTAATTGACATTTGTTTTTCCTTACTTGTTAAACAGGTAGGTGATTAAGGTGCCGAAACCACCCACCACGCCTGTAATGATTATCCAACTGATTCTATTTATAATATTTACGGTTATCTGGTTCTTTTGAACCACTTTTTCCATATCATTCATCTTATCATATAGCTCGTAAATATCTTTTCTTAGGATCTTATGATCTTCTTCTTGATTAATCAGTTTCTCTTCAACCCTTGCCAATTGGACGAGAACTTCAGAGAGCTTATCAATTTTTGCTTCAATTCGATCCATGCGCTCTGCGTTAGTTGCCATTAGTCGTCTACCTTTGCTCCTGCTCTCCACTGATAGCATGACCAATACCGAGCCTTCCACTTAGGCCCAGGGTTCTCACAGTTATGTCTAGCGCGAAAGCTCTTGCGGCGAGCTGGATCATCTCTCTTGATCTCCATGTTTGGATCACCGAAGCCAAGCTTGATTACGTTACCTTTTTCATTCTTAACGTAGACATAGAATTTTTTCTTTCCGTCATTGGAACGGAACGGATCGTTAAGCTTTACCTTACGACCTTGATACTCAGCCTGCTCAACGATAGGTGGTTCATCTATAAAGCAACCAAATGACTTCATCTTGCCTGCCTTTCTCTCTGCTTACGTTGCATGTCACGAAGCCTTTGCCTATACTTTTTGCGCTGATCTAATTCGCGTCTAGCCTTATCAACTTCGGCACGTCTTTCATCACGCTTTCTGCGTGCATCTGCAACTTTTACTGGATCAAGTCTATCCTTAACTTTCTTTGCTCCATACGCTGCAGCACCTACAGCGGCCAAGGCACCGATTCTATCACCAGCTGCCATAGCCTCATCTACTTTCTTTTCGTCTTCATCCTCATCGTCTTCTTCGTCTTCACTTGCCATATAGTTATAAGCAGAAGTCATGTAGTCAGATGCTTTAGTGATCTTGCTCTGAACCCATTCAGGCATGTTCTCATCGTCGTCAAGGAGCTCCATCATCTCTTCAGCGTTACGCATGATAGTCTTGAGCTGAGTCTTAGCCATTTCACCCTCGTTGTCGTACTCATTAGGGTCTTTAGCTTCTTTCACGGGATCATTAGTCTTAACGATGTTGGACTTAGTAGGAACCATCCGTACCTTCTTCTTGCCGGTATTAGGATCATTATACATCTGAGGCTTCATATCAGCAGAACGGTTAGAGATCTCGTTATCTTCTTTTTTCTGCGGAAGGCCTTTATGCTTTGTCTTAGCAAAGTCCTCTAAGTCTTTCTCAGACATACCTTTTGCCAGGTCTTTGACAGCAGGAGATACCTTGTCAGCCGGCAGCTCACCGCGCTTGTGCTGAAGGGCCAGTGCCATCAGTCTCTGCTGGGCAACGGAAGTTGCTTTTTCCTGAAGCTCTTTAAACTTCATCTTATCCTCCAAACTCGTGACCTGCTACGCGTTTCATTTGATTTGTAAACTCTTTATAGGAGGGTTTGTCCTTATAGAGCTTGATGGAGATCTCAGGGCGGTCTTTACCTTTGATTCTCCACTTATAACCTTTTTCTTTATGCTCAGGCTTAGTAGTCTTTACAACTCTACGCTTGTATCCAGCTTCCCAAGATTCTGGCTTACCAGGACCTTCATCCATCTGACCTGGAGTCATCTTCTTGGTGTGCTTAGTGTACTTCTTAGTACCGTCTTCGTAGTACTCTTTGAACCGTTGCATTACTTACGCACCTTTGCAGCTAAGTCTTTGTCCGCTTTGCCCCAGGTACCAGAAGACTTGGTTACAAATGAATTTACCCGAGCTAAACCCCACTGCTGTGGAGTTGTTCCGGGTCTATGTCCTGTACGCCATGCAGCGACACCTCTGTTATATACTTTTCTTAAGATACCAAGAGGCATTCCGCTCTTCTCAGCCTTCTTCTTCAGGGCAGCTGTTGCGTCTTCATTAAGATATGATTTAAAGCTAAGCATTGAACTCTCCAAACATCTGCTTGAATCTAAGCGTGTGCTTAGATGGTTTAGTCTTTGCAGTCTTGTCACCTGGAGCAGGCTTATACGCTTTTGGATTATCATCATCCATCTTAGACTGCTTCTTAAACTGTGCATCTCTCTTTGCCTTGGTGGACTTAGAGAGACCTTTATGATATGCCGCAGGTTGGGTACCTTTGCGGTCTTTAATGTCGGGGTCCTGTGGACTGGAAGTCCTATTGCTTTCTGGAACGCAGTTGGGAACTTTCTTACCATTCTTCATTTTCATTCCAACCTGCTTGTAGTTGTCCCAGCAAGCCTCTTCTACAGCATCTAACCATACGCGCTTCTTATTACCATCAAACTCTACGATCAGGTAGTTAGAGCCCCTGTGCTGTACAGTACCAATCTCTTCGGATTCTTTTAACCGAACCGAACTGCCAACAGCGTATAGTTCGCCGCTAACGTAGCTCTCACGTGTTTCGGAAACTGGCGCCAGCATAACATGTTGAGCAAATGATCTATTTTCATTGAGATTCATTCCTTTTCGAACTGCATTAAACAGATCTTTTGCTAAGGAATCACTGGTTCCTTTAGGAAGACCCATAGAGAATTTACGGAAATCATTGTTCTTTGCATTCTCACGCTGCTTAGAAGCAGACATACCTGATACATCATCTGAATCAGGATCACGTTCACCAGCAGATACTACTTTAATAGTATCAAACTCGTACTTACCGTGTCTGGAATCCACGCCGTTATATTTCTTCAGCATGGTTTCAAACTCCTGAACACGATCTGAACCTACAACCATGACTAGGTTCTTGTACCCTTTACTCTGAATATGCATTACTGCATTCAAGACCATCTTGATGGACTTATCCATGATGATATTCCGTGCATGCTTAGGGAACATCTTACGCATGAACTTCACTTTAGTCTGATAGTCTAAAGGATTCTTTTTAGGATCGGAGGATTGAGAAGTAAAGATGAAGTAGTCTTTACTCCTAGCGGTCTTAGCCAACTTATCTAGTAGCTTCTCGTGACCAGTCGTCGGTGGGTTAAACCGGCCAAAAACCAGGTAACCTACGGATGACTGTTCTTCTAGATACTGCTTAAAACCGTTAATCATAATCAACTTCTTCTTCTTCTCTGCGTGTCTAACTTACGCTTAGTAGGTAAGAGCCTCTTTGAAATCATTCCAGCAATCTTTTTATTTCTGGGCTGATCCAATCTTCTCTCAGCTCTGGCTTTTTGAGCGATAGACATGTCTCTTTTAGACTTGCCGCTGTAGTATCTTTTTGTTAATACATCTCTAGCAGTACGTCGGCCTCGTCTCTTTAATCTGTCCAGAGTAGCAGGACGCTGCAGAGCGATCTTTCTTTGTCTTTGAAGGCGCTGCTTACGTCTACGCATCTCAATAGATTTCTTTCTTCTTGCCTGAAAAGACAGGACTTCAGAAATGGGTAAAGACTCCCCCTCACTAGGAGAGGAAGTCTCGGCTAAAGCGGAGAGGAAGTCTTTAAACCCAATCATATTAGAACTTGAAGCCTACGCCAACCTTAAGGCCATCAGCAGTAGTGGTCCAGTCATTGACTGTGGTGTCGTCACCATCGTCAACAACATCTACAGACCAACCGTAGCTAACAGATACGGAAGCTTTGTCGTTCAGTGCGTGCGAGTAGCCAATACCGTAGGAAGCACCGCCCCAACCAACAGCGATTTCGCCGTCAGAAGCGAGGTCCATGGAACCACCCAGCCAGATGTACCCACCACCGATGATACCAGGAGTTACTTTAAGTGTTGGGTTCAGGGTTACGTCACCCCATGTATTGCCGTC